GCATGTTAATATCCTGTTACAACGTCTAATACTTCAAGATCATCAATCTCAAAGTCATATGAGTAGGCTACTTTAGCCAGTTGGTCTGTGTACGCAAAGGCATCCACAAGGTCATCGTGTGTTAGTACATCTGGAAACTGAAACAACTGGTCTAAAAATCTACTGTTCCATTCACCCTTGCCCAAGGTAATCTGACCATTCTCAAATCTACCCTGTAAGGCCCACATGATTCTATCTGTCTTCTTCTTGTTGCCGTGAGTTAGCTCTTCTACAACAAAGAATCTACCCCGTTGCTTCATCAAGTCCATTAGGGGAGACATAACAGCTTGTTTGGAGATACCTCTTTCAATACCTACACTGATGGGCCTGTAGTCCCGTACAGCCTCAAAGATCTTCCTAGCTGTCTCCGCTAAGTCCCAGCGACCATGTATGATGTTCTCTAGGTGCCAGCCATTCTCATTTACTTTTACAACAGCAATAGCTGATTCATCCAGCTTAGAGTTTTTAGTTCTCTTCTTACTTACATCCTCAAAGCCAGCTAAGTCAATGCTTATGTAGTAGTCACCTATCTCTGGTGTCTCACCAAACTTAACCCAGTCCTCTTTAAACATCTCTGAGCCTCTAGCTTCAAAGGATGCCATAAACTCTTGACGGAAGGCATAGGATGACATAGACTTTTTAGCTAGGTCAATCTCCTCTGGGTCTAGTAGCTCATTGTCGTAACTTGTAAAGTGCCATGCTTCATAGGACTCATCGTCCTCTAGCTCTGCGTACTTGTACAGGTCATAGAAGTGGTTACGACCCATAGGTGTACCAATAAACAATGCGCCACCTTTTTGGTCAGCCAAGGCAGGTCTAAGGATCTGCTCAAACACCTCTGGCTTCATGTCAGCGTACTCGTCCATCACTAGGAACTTTAGTGACACACCTCGCATAGTTTCAGGTCTGTCGGCACCTTTGAGGCTGATGGTTGCACCGTTGACCAGCTTAATCTGTAGATTGTTTATATGTGCGTTAGTTACAACAGGGTGCGCCAGCTCCAATAGTGTTTGCCACATGATGTCTCTGGCCTGTCCCTGTGTTGGAGCTACATAGAACACATGGCCTTTGTCTGCCTGTAGAGCATTTACAATCAACATCCATGCTGCTAGTCTGGACTTACCTGTACGTCTACCAGCAGCTACAATCTTAAATCTAGTACTGTCAGCCCAGACCTTCTTCTGCCAATCAAGCAGTTGTATGTTTAGTTCAGTCATGGAAGTACTTGACTACGTACTCATCTAAATCTTTTTCTTCCTCACATTCATACTCAACATCTAAATCAGGATCACCGTCCCAGTTTAGATCTTCTTGTTGTGCTAAGGTCTTTAGGTATTCTTTGTTAGTGTTCACTAACGTACTTTCCCGTAGTTTTCACCAAACTCAATAAACTTAGGTGTCTTGTAGCCGCCTTTAGCATAATCTATAGCTTCTTTTTTAGATGTCATAGGCAAGAAGTTACCTGTTTTCATGTTGTATGCTCTAGCTTGCATAGGGTCTTTAAATCTATACAACTCACCTGTTTCTAGCATAACAATGTTAGGAAACACAAACCAATTACCTTTTTCGTCTACCTCAGCAGACATCTCATGTGTAGAGATAGAACCATCCTCATTTTGTATAACAGGATACTTCTCTGGATTTTCTATCCTATCAAGAAACTCAGGTTGTTTATTTTTCTTAGCCACTAGCTATATGTCCACATTACAGGTGTATCAGTAGCCCTAATGTCTACATGCACAAAGCCTCCGGCTACACCAATACCAGTAAAGCCTAACTTAATAGCATTCTTTACTATAGTGTATCTTTGTAGACCAGAGGATACAGCTATGTCCGCAGCTATACCTTGTGCATGTGTACCGGGTTGTTTTTTACCTAACTCAATAGGATGGTCAGGGGATCTATAGCCACTTGTGATTACAAAAGGGAAGCCACAGTGTTCTCTAAGCTCATCTAAAGCAAAGATTAATTCATCTTCTATCTCATTCTCACCTGTAGCTTTACAGGCAAACTCATCTCTACTGAAGTACTTAAACGTCATTGTTTGTATAGTCTCCTTCAATAGGTTCTTGGTTTGGTGTAACATCTGTCTCTACAGCGCCTCCACCTATACCTGAGATTGTTATGGATACCGCTGATCTACCTCCAGCACTATCCTTCTCAAAGTAGCTTAAGGGTAACATACGATCCATTACTAGCTTCCAAGCAGCAGCTTGATTCTTATGGTCATCATTAAGTGCTGCATCAAATATACTATCTAGTACTCTACGAGACTTAGGACTAGCTAACATCCTAGCTTTATACTCATTGATAATTGAAGCATCCCCTTTAGGTCTACCTACCTTACCTCTAGAGCCACTAGTCTTCTTAACTACCTCATCTTTCCTAGGTCTACCTCTTTTCCTTTTAGGAGGATCATCTTGATTATCCATAATGTATTTACCTTAAGCTATCTAAGAATACCTATTTATTATAGCATATTTTTAAGCATTTGTCAAGTACTTTTTACTGTTATTTTTTAGACTGAGTCAAAGTTTTAATAACTCTTGTGTATTCAAGAGGTTACATAAGTTAGTGAATACTTACTTTTTTATTATTTTACTGTAGTTTTCTAATTTCTACTTTTGAGTACTGGAGTGCCTACTACAATAATCATCAGTGACGCCAGAGGCCCCCGTACCATTATTGTTAGCCCACCCTTAGCCCAACAGTTAGACTAAGGTTTTCCCCAGAGTACAACAGTTAGACTAAGGGACAACCAAAGAGCCTAACAGTTAGACTTAGGGGCGCAATAGATTACAACAGTTAGACTAAGGGGCTAGGTTGTTTCCGTTAATGAGTACAACAGTTTGCTTATGTGGACTTGAGAATGCTGAAGAGTGTGTCCTTCTATAGTAGCCAATGAGGCACTAACATTGTCTAACTAGTGTCTAACTTGTGTTGTCTTTAAATCCTTGCGTTTGTGTTAGGTCACTGGCAAAGTGGTTGCAAGTCAGAGGTTGAAGCCTTCGGGAGCAATACCTAGCTTGTCTTACGATCCTAGGGTCGTGATAAGGGACAAGCCAAGATACGCCAACGTCTCTGACTCTTTGTATAGCCTTAAAGCTAAACGCAACTCACCGGCCTAGGACGGAGCGTAAAGCGGCAAGATACTAGCAAAGACTTCTAAAGCCTAGCCGTAGGCTTATTTAGTAGACCGAGAAGGCTTCTTGTGAGCCGGTGTTAAGGTCTCAAAGCATTACGGCAAGGCTTACTGGTAGCCCTTAGCGATAGGGGTTAGCAGTAAGCTACAATGGAGGTTTATATGTTTACTTATAAAGAGCTATCAAGGGTAGCGCAAAAGTATTACCCAAAGGAGAAAGGTTATTGTGCTGTAATTGCTGTATCAGTAGCAGCACAAGTTCCCTTCGGCAAGGCTCGGAGCTTGCTGCACAAGCAAGGGCGCAAGGAAGGTAGGGGCACTATGCCTAGCTGGACATATACAGTATTAAAAAACCTTGGCTATAAACAAACGCCTTGGTTTCCTTACAAGCATGAATGGCCCAAGACCTTAGTTACAGCAACTAGGGTGCTGCCAAAGCAAGGCACGTTTCTATTACACACAAGGGGCCATATTAGTTGTGTGCATAATGGTGTCCTTGAGGATTGGGCAGCGGATCGTAAAAGCCGAAAGCGTATACTTGAGATTGTGCAAGTGACAGAGATGGTAGAGGACTAGTGCCCCATGCGAGCCTATTGCAACCGGTAGGCTCCAGTGGCAGCATTAGCAGCGAAGCTGCGCGGTAGCTCTGCTACCTTAGCCAAACACAACACAACAAAAGAAGGATAGAACCAATGAAACTAAGACAAATCGCGTCAAACCAGACAGAACTCAGCTTACCTTGTGGCTCAGTAGTATTCTTTAGCTATGAGACACCAGTTGCAGCAATGCTTCCCAGTGGGCGCTACATACGCACAGAGAAAAAATGGTCAGTAACTACCAGCAAGCACCTTAACAAGTGGCTGTCTGCTGTCTCTGATTGTGTGGAGTTAGTGCCGCAGGATGATCTGTACAACTTAGTCGGTGAGGTGTAGCCATGTCAGAGGAATATAAATCAGCATTGCAACGCTTAAACAAGGCAAACACAAGCAAAGAGCTTGCACAATTGGAGCGTAGTCTTGAGCGTATCTATAACGCTGGGTTTTTTACTGTCAGTGAATATGGCAGGTTAGATGCGAAACTAATACATAAGCAATTCGACATACACGCAGCGGAGGCATAAGACCATGCAAACAGTTACAAACAGCCTCGGGGACTTGGCAACTATTAGAACAATTACCACAGCCGGCGGGACATTTTACAGCGTCAAAATATACACAGAGGAAGCGGGAGGCGATGAACCATACCGCTTGCAAATATCGCACGCTGACGCTGACAAAAAGACTAGGGCAGACCTAAGCGATAACGAGATCCTCCAAAAGCATTTGGCAACCTCACTGGCTCGCTATGGCTTCACAGCAAAGGACTTGAAACAATGATTAAAGACTTCACCCCATCACGTAGGGCAGAGCGTGAGCACCAACAGCGTGAGCAAGCGGTGTATAACGCCTTAAACAAAGCAAGCGTAGGGTTAACCTTAGTCCTCTTTGGTTATCTTGTGTGGGCCTTCCTGCTAGGGCTGGCCTCATGATTGAAGCAATAAGGGCACAGGATAAAAGGTTTGAAGTGTTCCGCCAGCCAACAGCAAACCCATTGGAACCAAGGGTGCGGAAGCTATATTTTCAGGGTGTAAACCAACAAAACATAGCAAAAGAGCTTGACATAACACTTGGACAGGTTAAATATATAGTCAGACGATCACACTGGAAAAAATCACCACAAGGAAGAAGATAGACAACATGAGACACGAAGAAAAATCTATACTACAACTGGCGGCAGAGATTAGAGCTTTAGCTAACGCTAGTAGACATGAGCCGGTAGAGTGTAACCATAGATGGGAGTATGTACCTGACGAATATGAGTCTTTATCGGGCCGAGGAACTGTGCTACAATACGAAGGCGGTATGTACTGCAAACGATGTGACCAATATGAGGATGAAATCTAATGATCTACAGACTAAGAAAACACAAGCGCCGTTGGGGGATTTCAGTAGGGCGAGCCTTCACTGGCTACCACTTTGGCAAGCGTTCATGGTACATAGCGCACAACAAGCGCATGGCAAAGCTAACGATTAACGATTGGCATGGTCTAACTGAGGTGGTCAAATGAGTACAACATACTACGAGGAAGACGTTACAAGTAACCAAGAACCAGACCCAGAGCAGGACAGGCGGGACATGATAATCCACACTTTGGTTGACTATAGGATCAACGCAGTGTCTATCTCAGAGGCGTTAGTGATGATGGCTAGTTACCTATCAGAAGACCTAGAAAAACGCTCTACAGGCGATTTAGAGGGCTTATACGCGCAGTTAGTAGGCCCAGAGTCCCAGGAGGTGCACTAATGCGCTGCAAAGCCTGTGATACGCTACAGACTGACCTAGACAAAGGAGACTTATGTCACCCTTGCAGCGTAGAGGAACTGAAGGCAAGGTTTCCAGACCAGAAGCAAGTCAGGGACACAGAAGCACAAGATTTTATTGAACATGTGGAAGGAATAATGAGGATAACTAGGGAACATGAAAATTTTTCAAGTTAATTCTTCACAAGATTAGTGTATCTCATGTTACACTAGTACTCTAAAGAGGCTAAGGGATAACATTATGTTAATCATTATGATTATTCTTTAGTCTACTTTAGTAAACTTAACTAAACCTTAGAGGTATTGATATGGCAGTAGTAAGTGGTAAAGCAGCGTTTGCTCACTTGGACAGCACAGAGGTGTATAACGGACAGGACACAGGACGGTATACCCTAACTGTAACCTTGGACGATGAGAATGCACAGATCTTGTCTGAGCAAGGGGTAAAGC